GAAAATTGGCAAGGCGATTCAGCCTCGGCCTGTAGACGCGCACAATGAGGCCAAGGGCAACGGCTACCAGCCTCAGCCTGCTGATGACTCTGACATCCCCTTCTGATGGCGCGCCCTAAGTCGCAGATCTCTGAGCAGATCCCCAGCTTGAAGAACTGGGGTGGCGTGCGCTCTGTCCAGAGACGGATGGAGCGCAGTGCCACGATTACTGGCAACCGGGAGGCTATTGCGTATCAGATGGTGTCTATGGCCATGACGAACATTACGCATATAGCGACCTGGGATGAGGATGGCAGGCTCAAGGTAAAGAGTGCCAGCCAGATTCCTGAACACGCTCTGGCTTCGATCAAAAAGATCAATGCCAGGATGGACAAGGATGGCAACTCATATCTGGAGATTGAGCTGTATGACAAGGTTGCTCTGCTGCGTCTGCTGGCTAAAGCTAGTGGCCTGCTGGACAATCCTGATGACGGCAGCGAGAAACCCAGCGTGATTGATGTGAACGTGGTCGCACCTAACCGGGAGGAAGAGTGATGAACGACATTGAAACCATGCGTGCTGCTGCCGAGCGCATTGCAGCGTACAACGTAGCCCTGCGTAGCTTTATTCTGCGCCTGCTAGACCCTGAAGACCTGGGTCATGCGGTGAGTGCAGAAGTGCGCCAAAAGGCCAGCGTAATGCTGTCTATGCGTACCGTATGCCCGCCGTGTAATGGCCACTGCCGCCAGGGAAGAGACTGCCCCAATAAATGAAGTACACCTGCAAGTGCCACCCATTGAGCGCCTTTCACTGGCGTGATCCATCCCGACCAAGGCAGATTGACTGGTCTGATTTGAGGATATCCCAATTGTCTTCAGAAAGCTCCAGCGCCTTGGTCAACTCCAAGCGGGCCACCGGGGTGGATATGTCTACCGTGCATGGCTTGTCGAACAAGCCTCGCAACATGACGCTAGACCCTAAGCAGTTCCATGTGTTTATGAAAGCAGTAGCCAATGGCAAGAACTAAAGAGCAGTCTGACAAAGCGGTGGCCACTGGGGGTCTGCGGCTGGACTTCAGTAAGTCACCAACCATCTATGACTTCATCCAGTCCAATGCCTTTGTGCAGGGCATCATGGGGCCTGTGGGTAGCGGCAAGTCCTACGGCTGCGCCAGCAAGATCTTCATCAAGGCGGTCAAGCAAAAGCCCAGCCCTGTAGACAATATCCGCTACACCCGCTGGGCAGTGGTGCGTAACAGCTATCCCATGCTGAAAACCACCACCATCAAGACATGGCTGGATCTGTTCCCTGAGAGCACCTTTGGGCCCATGCTCTGGACACCGCCTATTACCCACCACATCCGGCTGCCAGCCCGTGATGGCGCTGCTGGCATTGACTGCGAGGTCATCTTCCTAGCCCTAGATCAGCCCAAGGACGTTCGCAAGCTGCTCTCGCTGGAGCTGACGGGTGCCTGGGTCAATGAGGCCAGGGAGCTGCCTAAAGCGGTCATAGACGGCCTCACGCACCGGGTGGGACGCTACCCTACCAAGCGTGATGGCGGGGCTACATGGCACGGCATCTGGATGGATACCAACCCCATGGATGATGACCACTGGTGGCACAACATGGCTGAGAAGGAAAAGATGACCGGGCCGTATGCCTGGAAGTTCTGGAAGCAGCCCGGTGGCGTGATGGAGGCTGATCCTGACCTGCTGCCCGAGAATCCCGAGGCTAACGACCATATCTTCTCGGCTGGCAAGTGGTGGAAGATCAACCCCAAGGCCGAGAACATTAACAATCTGCCCGCTGGCTACTACCCGCAGATGCTGCTAGGCAAGAATCTAGACTGGATTCGCTGCTATGCCGGGGGTCTGTACACCTATGTGCAGGAAGGCCGCCCTGTCTGGCCTGAATATGACGATGCAGCCATGTCTGGGGACACCGTGGTGGAGCCTACAGTGCCCATCCAGGTGGGTCTGGACTTTGGTTTGACCCCTGCAGCCACCATCGGGCAGCGCCTGCCTAACGGCCAGTGGGTCATTCACCAGGAAATCGTCACCTTTGACATGGGCCTGGAGCGTTTTGGCCTGCAACTGCTGACTGAACTGAACCAGCGTTACCCCAATCACCAAGTGATGGTCTGGGGAGACCCCGCTGGTCAGGCCAGGGACGCTATTTATGAGGTCACAGCCTTTGAGTTCCTGAAGACCCTGGGCCTGCGGGCGCAGCCTACGGCCTCCAACGACTTCAAAGTGCGCCGGGAAGCTGCGGCAGCCCCCATGCAACGCCTGATTCAGGGTAAACCCGGACTCATTGTGAATAGGGAATGCAAGCTCCTCCGCAAAGCCCTTGGCGGCGGGTACCATTTTAAGCGAGTTGCAGTAGGAGCGGGCCAGGAACGCTTCAGGGATGCCCCTAATAAGAACGAGCACTCGCACATTGGCGACTCTTTTGGCTACCTGATGCTCGGCGGCGGGGAATACAACCGCATGACCCGTGGCAACGCCAGACCCAACGCCCAGCCCTTCATTGCCCAGACGGTGGTCAACAGTGAATTCGATGTCTTTGGATGAGCTGCTGCCAGATCTGCCGCCTCAGATCGCCCTGGTGCCGTTCAATCCTGTACACACATTGAATATACGCATCGGGGATGCGGCCTCGATAGCCATGCGGGAGAACCTGAACTTTGCTGACCTGATGGCCGCCCAGGCTGCCTCGGGACACGCTATCACTGTCCTGCTGCACGGAACACCGGCGGCCTGTTTCGGCTCGGTCAGCATCTGGAAGGGCCTAGAAGAAATGTGGTGCCTACTGGAGGAAAGGGCCAGGAAGTACCCGCTGGCCATGACCAAAATAGCCATTGCCTACCGAGATTACAGAGTGATAGCGGGTAATTTGAGGCGCTTGCAGCTAAACGTAAGATGCAGTGACCAGCGTGCTTTCCGCTGGGCTAAGGCCATTGGGTTTGAGCCGGAAGCAAAGATGCGCCGCTACGGCCCTGATGGGAGTGATTTTTATCTGATGTCGAGGGTCTAACCATGTCATTCATGTCTGGAGGCAGCAAAGCCGCAGCAGCTCAGGCCGCAGAAGCTAACGCAATGCAGCGCGAGCAGATCGCCAAACAAGAGGCCACTATTGCCAAGCAAGAGGCTGGCGTGGCTGCCGAGCAGACGGCCCTGGCCGAGCGTGCTATGGCTGCCAACCGTGCTCGCCGCCGTGGTGGCCTGCGTGGCTTGCTGTCTACCGAGCGTGCAGATGCCGAGCAAGGCCTGCCCATGCGTACCACTCTTGGCTCGGGTCTGTGATGGACAACAAGCAAAAGATGCAGCGCAAGGTCTCCAAGGTCATGCGCGAGTACAAGGCGGGCACCCTGCACTCCGGCCGGGGTGGCCCCGTGGTCAAGAACCAACAGCAGGCCGTGGCCATTGCCATGTCTGAGGCTAAGAAGGCGGCCAAGAAATGAAGCCAGGACTCTACGCCAACATTCACGCCAAGCGTGAGCGCATCGCTGAAGGCTCCAAGGAGAAGATGCGAAAGCCTGGGTCTCCTGGTGCGCCGACCAATGAAGCCTTCAAGAAGGCCGCCATGACGGCCATGAAGCCTAAAAAGAAGTAAGCCATGGCCACCACCCTGATTGAGCTGGAATCGCTGACGACTAAGTCCCGGTTTGTCACCCCGGTTCAGAAGACCAACAATGGCACGTTCGTGGTGGCTGGGGCTGATTCGCCTTTGATCATGGTGGATGTGAACCACCAGCGCAATCACGATGGGCGGGCCTACTTTGCTTACAAGCTGTACCCGGTGGCAAGCAAGCTAGCCGCTAATGCCAGCATTGACATCGTGATGGCCTCCCCTGCTGGGGTTTTCCCGCATATTTCGGTGGACGCTTTCTGCCAGGGTGATGCTGAGTTCTATTTGTATGAGGGCAGTAGCAGCACGGGCGGCACGGCTTTCACGCCGATCAACCGCAATCGCAATTATGCGATAAGCAACCCCAGTCAAAGCGCCATGGTGATCAATCCGACGATCAACACGCTGGGGACTGAGCTGGATGGCCAGATCGTGCCCGGTGGCGTGGGCAAGAAATCCGGTGGCGGTTCGGCTGGCACCCTGGAATACGTTCTCAAGCCCCTGACCAACTACCACTTCAGGCTCACCAACGTGAACGGCACCTCCCATGCTGCCTCTATGACGCTGGAGTGGTACGAATGAGCAAGCTAAAGAACCCCGAGGGAGGCCTCACAGAGGCCGGTAGGCGCTATTTCAAGCGCAAGGAGGGGGCTAACCTCAAGCCTGGGGTCAAAGGCGCTGCAGATACGCCAGAGAAGATGCGCCGCAAGGGCTCTTTTCTGACCCGGTTCTATACCAACCCTAGTGGCCCCCTGCAAAAACCCAATGGTGAGCCCACTAGGCTGGCTCTAGCAGCCAATGCGTGGGGGGAACCCGTGCCCCGCACTGCAGCATCAGCGGCAAGGCTGGCCGCCAAGGGACGGGCACTACTCAAACGATACGAAGCAAGGAAGAAAAATGGCTAACCGACTGACACCAGAGCAAATTCTTGCCCGTCAGAAGCTGGCGCTTAACCGCAAGGAGGACTTTCGCAGCCTGTACGAGGATGCCTACGAGTTCGCCCTGCCCCAGCGCAACCTGTACACGGGCGACTACGAGAGCAACGTAGGCGGGCGCAAGAAAATGAGCCGGGTCTTTGACTCGACGGCCATCAACAGCACCCAACGCTTTGCCAACCGCCTGCAGTCTGGCATCTTCCCGCCCCAGCGCAAGTGGTGCCGCCTGGAGCCGGGCCCGGAGATCCCGCAGGAGCGCCGCCCCGAGGCCCAGCGTGCCCTAGATCTGTACAACGAGAAGATGTTCGCTGTGCTCAAACAGTCGAACTTTGACATCGCCATGGGCGAGTTCCTGCTGGACTTGTCCGTGGGCACCGCTGTCATGCTTGTGCAGCCCGGTGATGCCGTCAGCCCCATCAACTTCATCCCCGTCCCGCAGTATCTGGTCTCTTTCGAGGAAGGCGCTAACGGCCAAGTAGACAACGTCTACCGCAAGATGCGTCTGAAGGGCGAGGCCATTGCCCAGCAGTGGAAAGATGCCAAGATCCCCGAGGAGCTGCAAAAGCAGATCGACGACAAGCCCACCGCCGAGATTGATCTGGTGGAAGCCACGGTCTACGACTACCAGACGGGCAAGTTTGGCTATTACGTCATCCATGAAAAGAGCAAGTCTGAGCTGGTGTACCGCACCAAGAAGACCAGCCCCTGGGTGATCAGTCGCTACATGAAGGTTGCCGGTGAGATCTACGGCCGTGGCCCTGTGATCACCGCTTTGCCGGACATCAAGACCCTGAACAAGACGCTGGAGCTGCTGCTCAAGAACGCAGCCCTGGCCATCACCGGGGTCTATACGGCTGCTGATGACGGGGTGCTCAACCCCGCCACCGTCAGGATCACCCCCGGAGCCATCATCCCTGTGGCCCGCAATGGCGGCCCCCAGGGCGAGGCCCTGAAGCCCCTGCCCCGCTCGGGTGACTTTGATGTCAGCCAGATCGTGATCAACGATATGCGGGCCAACATCAAGCGCACGCTGCTGGATGAATCCCTGCCCCCGGACAACATGAGCGCCCGATCTGCCACCGAGGTTGTCGAGCGCATGAAGGAGCTGGCCCAGAACCTGGGTAGCGCCTTTGGCCGCCTGATCAACGAGACCATGATCCCCATCGTGAGCAAGATGCTGGAAGTCATGGACGAGGCTGGCCTGATTG